ATTAGATATAGTAGATGTAGAAAAAGAAACAGCAAAAGAGAAAGTAGCTCGTGTAAAAGAAATACAGAGATTACGTGAAGTTGGTGTTGCTCAAGAAAGATTAAATAGATTTGCCGGAAGAGAATTTTGGAAAGGAGAAAAAGAAGAATTATTACCTATAACCGATGAGCAAATGATAGAAAGTGGTTATGAAAGAATGGGTACTAGAATCCCATCAGATGAACCAAGAGATCCATTTGGACGTTTACTTTCCGAATTTCCTGAATGGGGTAAAGAGCATATGCAAATGAAAGCAATGTTAAGAGATAAAGAACAAACTCTTTTAAAAGAAGGAAAAATAGAAAGAATATTATCTGAAGCAGAAATAGATCAAGCAGTAACAAATGAAGTTAATAAAGGAAGACCTTTATATGAATCATATAGTCAATATATTCCATATAAAGATGCACCTTCTGGACAGTATATAATGACTAAAGTAGATGTTCCTCCTACTGCACAAGATGTAAGGAGATTAAGTCGTGGAGAAGAAGTTCCCAGTGAGATAATTGTAGTACCGGAGTCTGAGAAAGTTATTGGTGAAGAGATTGCAACATCTTATGGTATGCCTGTAGAAGAGATACCTTCTTTCCAACCAGTACTATCAGTTAATCCTGCACAAGAAAAGGTTTTATTTAGACAGGAAATTCCTGGTCTTCCACGAAGACTAGATGAAAATAGATTGGCAAAAGTATTAGAGGCCCAAGCAAAGAGAGAACAATTTTTAGGAACATTAGATACCTTTGGTCGTAGAGCCGAACCTACTACAGCAATGAGAAGACAACAAGAACTATCTTTAGAAGTACCATCAATAGCTGATCCTAAAATTATAGCAAGACTCAGAAAAGAAGCAGCAGATCTTAGATATAAAAGAACTAGGTTTAGACAAAAGATATCAGAGGAAGTACAAAAAAATCCATATAGAGAAAATGCACATGAAAAAGCATGGGAAAAAATTAAAAATACAAAAGCCTATAAAAAATATGTACGAGACAGGATAAAATTACAAAGAGAAATAAATACAAAAGCTCCTGATTTAATGGAAGCTGATCCCTTTGAAGTAACACGAGAAACTATTAGACCTAAACGTCAACCCTCTTTACGTTTAGGAATAGAAGGAGAACCTTCAGAACAGTATCTAGATAGAGTAACTTCAGAAGTAGGAAAAATAAAACAGCCAACTAAAAGACTTGCAGATTCGTTTAAAAAGGGAAGTAAAGTTGTTAGCAGAAAACGAGGTGGCATGATAAAGAAACCCAGAGGCTGGGGTGCTGCTCGTTATAATATTAATTAAGGAGAGAGATTATGGCAGGGCCACTAATACCTATTATTATGATAGGAGCACGAATTGTTAAAGCAGTTCCTAGACAAAAAGCTATAGAATTAATTAAAGCTGGCAAAGCAAAGTGGGCAAAACATGTAGCACGAGATATAGATGAGGGTATAACAAAAATTGCAGGAAAAGGTAAAGGTGCTCCTAAGATGCCTCCTTTATCTAGTACTGCCAGAAAGAAAGCTGCTACTACTGCTGCTAAAAAGAAAGCTACTACTACTACTGCTGCTAAAAAGAAAGCTACTACTACTACTGCTGCTAAAGCAAGATTAAGTAAAGCTACAACCAAATCTCAAACAAAAACTACAGGTACATCTACAGCTCAAGCAAGACTAAGAAAAGCTACAGGTGCTACTACAGCAGGTGCTGCTCCTAAATTACCTATAGGTAAAGGACCAAAAGGTGCCTTACCAACAGGAGCTTCTACATCTAAATTATCTTTTGCCAGACGACCTGGAAGAAGAAAGAGTAAAACAGGTTTAAAAGAAGTAGGACTTGCAGCCGGTATTGCTTCAGGAGTAGGTTATTTTGCTGGAACTGGTAAAACAAAAAGTGTTACGGTAAAAGCTGGAGATACTCTTTCTCAAATAGCTCAAGATAATAATACGACAGTAGCTGCTATTAAGAAAGCTAATCCAAGTATAACTAATATACATCGGATAACTCCCGGCCAAACAATTAAAGTTCCAAAGGTAAAAGATAGGAAATCAGTTTATCAGGGAATGACAACAGCAGAATTACAACAGCCTAAAAAGACCACTACAACTGCTTCTAAAATTAAATATGGACCTGGAGGTTATGGTGCTTCTAAATCAGGTGGTATAGTTAAAAGAAAGAGTGGTGGAACAGTTAAGAAGTATGCAGAAGGTAAAATGATTGGATCTAAAAGATTACCTCGTTCTATTCCTGTTAGACCTAAAGGTATAGGAGCTGCTCTAAAAGGTTGGGGAAAAACAGGGAGTTCTTAATGCCGTTTAAATCAAAAGATCAACGTTCTTTTCTATTTGCTAACCACCCAAAAATTGCTAAGAATTGGGCTAAAAAACATGGAACTACTATACGAAAGAATAGTGGTAAACAACTAAAGACAAAAACTAAAAGGAGAATGAAATGACTCGTATTATAGATCGTTTTAAAGAACCCTCATCTTATGCTGCACTTGCAGGTGTTCTTGCCATGATTGGTATCAGTGTACCAGTTGATTTATGGCAGAACATTATTATGATTGCATGTGGTGCATCAGGTGTTGTAGGTTTCTTCATGAGTGAAAAAACAAATACAAAAAAGAAATAGTCAATATGGCTTCCCCTACTTCTTATTTAATGGGTAGAGGAATTAGTTCTCTTCCTACTACTATTCCTACTCCAGTACGTTTATATGTACGACAATTTATGCCACGGGCTTCTGAAGAAACTTTAACGGAAGAATATTTTCCAAAAGAAGAATTAGAGGCTATGCTTACTCTTATTGGGCAATCAAGAATTCGTGGTGAACAAAAAGAAGTACCCGGCCGACCACGTATAGAAAGTACTTTAGATAATTTATATTGGGCCGATCCTGCTAATATGGGTTTTAGAGTTCCTTGGAAAAAGAGAAGTTATGAACGATTACCGGGATTTCCAAAACACGGAAGTGTTCAGTATGTAGATTATAGTAGTCTTTTACCACATAGAGGAGCAACCTATAGAGAAGCAGCCTTAAGTCGAAGAAAGGAAGGAGATCCTACTGTTCCAATATCAAGAGTTCTTGGTTCTTTAGGAGCATTTCCTTGGAAAATAGTAAAAGATCCTAAAACTGGAGGATATAAATATCTTATTGGTGGAGAAGCAGGAGAAGAAAAATATAGTTGGAATCCAGATTATGGAGAAAGGGGAATAGCAACTGGAAAACAATATGCTACTTTAAAAAATATGTTAAATAGAATTATTGGAAGAAAACAAAGTAAACGTTCGGCAGAACAGCAAGCTCTAGGAGTTTCTACACATAGAGGTAGTCGTTATCCAGAAATGATAGATACACATTTATGGGGTGATTTATTAAGAATGTTAGGATCACGATTTGGTCCTAGAGAAACAGAAGGAGAAGGAATTCCTTTTCGTATATCAATTCCAGCTCCTAGAAAAGAAAGTGAATAAGTATGGCTACGTCAGGAACATTTAACTTTAACTTAGATATAGATGAGGTGATCCAAGAAGCTACGGAGATGATCGGGGGTGAGCAAACCCTTGGTCATACTCCTGCTTCTGCTCGTCGTTCTATTAATCTAATGTTAAAGGATTGGCAGAATAGGGGTATTCTCCTTTGGTCTACCTATACAACTCTTGTTACGGTTATTACAAGTACTACCACCTATGCATTATCTGATAGTACATTGGATGCATTGGAAGTAGTATTACGTAGGGATGGTACAGATGTTCAGTTAGAAAGAATTAGTTTTGAAGAATACCAACTTGTTCCTAATAAGACACAAACAGGTCGTTCTACTCAGTTTACCATAAAAAGAGATAGAGATAATCCTACAATATTTCTTTGGCCTATTCCTGAAAATTCAACCGATATATTAAGTATTGAAGGTATTAGAGAACTGGAAGATGTAAATAAATCTGCTGATCAAAATGCAGATATGCCCAAGAGATTCCTTCCACCTCTTACATGTGGTCTTTCCTATTATCTTTCCATGAAAACTCCCGGTACTGAGATGGACCGTATTGGAATGTTGAAGTCTAACTACGAAGCATTATTACAGACAGCTTTAGAAGAAGACAGAGAAAGAGCAAATCTGTTTCTTAAACCCAAACTAGGGTATATTTAATGGCCAGTAATAAGAATGCTCTGGCTATGTGTGATACGTGTGGATTTGTTTATCCACACAGAGTAATGAAATTAAATAGTTATGGGATGCTGGTATGCCCACAGGATTTTGATGGTCAGTATGATCTGAAGAATAGTCCTCTGAATAAGGTGCCTGATGTAAGAGATGATCCAACAATACGTAACCCTCGTCCTGATACTGGTGGTAGACAAATTAATTGGGAAGCTGCCACTAATAATTGGGATGCAGAAGATAGATGGTGGCAATCAA